AACGTGGCACTTGGAAAATCTGGAACTAAAACCTTAGCATCTACTGGTGGAGCAAATACAGTCACTGGAAGCGGAACTATTTCAGGGACAATAGCAAATGCAACTTTATCTACCGCACAACTAGCATCTCACAGTCACAGTGGTACATCACCGGGTCCTTCAGGAATAGGTGGAAGTGAGCAACGTGGTTTATCCGGAAATAACACGGGGAGCACAGGAAGTGGCACAGGTCACAACCACAACGCAGGTTCATTAACTTTTTCTGGTACTGCATCATCTGTGGTGCAGCCTTATATAGCAATTATTTATATTATTAAAACTTAGGATGTAATTATATGTCAAATTATGAAGCAACAAAATACGATTATGATGGAGCAAATCTTACGGATATTGACGGAATTCCTACGGGTACAATTGTACCGTGGTCTTCAGCCTCAGTGCCAACAGGTTTCTTAGAGTGTAATGGTGCAGCTGTATCAAGATCAACTTACTCAGCATTGTTTGCAATAATAGGTACTACGTATGGAGCTGGCGATGGTTCGTCAACTTTTCTTGTGCCTGATTTACAAGATAACGCTGTAGTTGGAAGATCAGGGACTAAAGCTTTAGCATCTACTGGTGGAGCAAATACAGTCACTGGGACTGGAAGTGCTTCAGGCACAGCAACAGCTAATGCTACTTTATCTACCGCACAACTGGCATCTCACAGTCACCCGGGAGGTACACTTGCGGGCCTTTCGGGAGCTCACGGGTTTACATCTCTTCAAGCTAGTAACCAAACTACTTCAGGGAATACAGGAAGTGGTACAGGTCACCAACACAACATGAGTTCATTAACTTTTTCAGGCGGTGCAACATCTGTGTTGCAACCGTATTTAGCTGTGTTATATATAATTAAAACTTAGAATGTAACGATATGTCAAATTATGAAGCAACAAAATACGATTTTGATGGAGCAAACCTTACGGGTATTGAGGGAATTCCAACAGCAACTATTATACCATGGTCAGATTCATCTGTGCCAACAGGTTTTTTAGAATGTAATGGAGCAACTGTTTCAAGATCTACATACGCTGCTTTATTTGCAATAGTAGGTACAACTTATGGAGCTGGAGATGGTTCAAGTACTTTTGTACTGCCTGATTTACAAGATAATGTACCACTTGGAAAATCAGGAACCAAAGCTTTAGGATCTACTGGTGGAGCAAATACAGGTGCTATATCTGGAAACGTTGGAGGCTCAACGGCTAATGCAACTTTATCAACAGCGCAACTGGCATCTCATAGTCACGCTTCTGCAGGGTTAGGACCTGGTACTAAGGCTGAATCTGGAAGCGGTTTTACCGGTGCAAGTGGCAATAATACAGGGAGTACAGGGAGCGGAACAGGTCACCTACATAACCTGAGTGCTACTTTTTCTGGAACTGCAACATCGGTGTTGCAACCGTACATAGCTGTGATATATATAATTAAAACTTAGGAGAAAATATGGCAACAAACGCACAATGGACTGTAATATTTGACGATAAAATAGTAATTAAAAACCACGCTGAAGGCGAGGCTCAAGGCATTGGATACAATATTGAAGATAATGATTTTTGGGGATTATCGAAATGGTCTAACATTTGGGCTATTCAATATGGAACAAAAAATCCTAGTGATACTGTAGAATACAGAGACGAAACTCCTCACTCTACTTGGGAGGATTCTAACTTAGGTGATTTTACAGATTTTATTACTAGATGGGACACTGCTCACTTAACTCAATTACAATCTAATTGGGACAACGATAATGTTGAAGATGAAAGTGAATCCGATAAAATAGCTAGATTAGGTGCAAGACCTACTTCTTATTCTTCATAATCTATAAACAAAGTTGAAGTATATCTTTTTAAATTAGAAACGTTAACTGCGTGTTGTGAGTGCATCCAATTGGATGGAAATAAAATAGCTCTATTTTCTCTAAATCCAACATGAATATCTAATTCTGAATCTCCCTCATTATTTGTATAATAAAAAACTGTTCCATTAGTTACAGCAGTTGGCCCTGAAATCATAATTAATATATTTGCAATACCAAATATCTCATCTGTATGTGGTTTAAAATACGTTGAACTTCTTATATCTAAACCTGAATCTGAATTTACTTTTTTTATTTTTATTTTAAATTTTAATTCTGATTGTTTTATTAACAAATTTAATAATTTTTTATTTTGGTTTAAAAGAAATCTACTTCCATAATAATTTTTTTCATTTTTTTCAGTGGTGTTCATAAAATAACGTGGCGTATACAACGCTTTGTTTAAAGCAAAATCTTGAACTATTTTTAAATTATCATTATCAAGAAAATTATCGATAATTTTAATCATCGTAACATCATCCAAGAAGTTAAAATATATTTTTCACCAGATAAAGGTGGATTTCCTCTATGAATATATGGAAAGCCTGCAGGCCAGATAACTATTCTACCAGTTTTAGGTTTTACTCTTTTTGAAAAATGTAAAAATTCTGTTTCACCACCTTCTTCAACATCGTTCAAATAAATACTAAAAACAAAAGCTCTAGGTTCATTCTCAAANCCT